TGACCATCCCACCAAGCACCTGCTTTAGCGTGTGCCATCTTGTCATCAGATAAGTCTGATAAAGAAATCATTGCACTCCGTCTGACTCCGCCCACGACAACAACTTCCCCGATCTTGCACAGAATATCATGACATTCGAGCGATGATAAACGTCTACCAACTGCTCCTTTGAATTTGGATATGCAAAATAGATATAAGTCCTCAAGTGGCTTTGGTCCAGAAGCCCTGCCTCCGAAGGTTTTAAGTCTTGCTCCAGCAGGTCTAACCTTTGATACATCGAATCTTGGAATTTCACCAGAATATAGCAAAGCCAATAACTGTCTAAGTGATTTAGCCCACCCTTCTTTAGAATCCGACACCATAATAGAAGTTTTACTATCAAACAACTGATCAGGTACTTCAGGTAATTGAGACACATACTTCTGCTCCACAGAAAAGCCTACTCCAGTGCCACAGAGGAGGATATACATCGCTTCATCGAATGCTTTAGGGTCATCTATAGGTAAGTAAGAACAATTGAATGCAGCTACGTTCTGACGCTCTAAAGCAGATCCTGCAGTCATTACTGCCCTCATTGAAGGCATTACCTCTAAGTTAATTACAGCAGTTTGTAGCTCGTTACGTAGCTCAGGAGTGAGCGTATAGTTCTGCTTTGTTGCTAAATGTTTCTCCATGAAATCAAAGTATCTTGCTACTGTCTCGTTCCAATGCTCACGTCTACCTAGTTCATCTAAGTACCTAGCGTATCTAGATTTACCGATAAAAGTATTGTAAGCAGTCATTTTATATGTCATTCTCATCCCAATCAACGTGTTCATTTAATAAATCGTAACTATCTTCAATTAAATCAGGGAAAGCGTTTACTATGTCTTCTGAACTTAGGTTTAATAGTTCTAGAAGCAGTAGTTCGTCAACCTGTTTTAATCTCTCTTTAAGCTCTACTATTGTTAATTGTGTCATTTATAAAAGTCTTTCTTAATTCTTTCATAATTCTCAATTAAGTAATCAAGATAATGCCGTGCTTTCTTTAAATCCTCAATCCCATTCTTAAAGGGAAAACGGAGCAAGTATTTTAACACATTTCCTGACCAAAAGTCAAGTTTCCAAGAAGAAATAATATCAAATGGCTGGATTCCACGCATATAGTGATTTCCACCTATTTGTATCTCATTTGCATTCTCTTTCTTTTCTTCTCTAAACCGTTGTAAACGCTTAAAATAGTCCTCTAAGGTTAATTCTTCATGCATGATGTTTTAACTCCACTGGCGGTTTTACTGATTTTCTTCCTTGACTCCATGAACCACAGCCTGTGCACTGGTATCTTTGGTACGTGCCTGTAGTCGATACAGCGAACCCACGTTTCTGTACTGAATCCCCTCCGCAAGTAGGGCATACTTGTGCATCGCTAAAGAGATTCTTATTAGGATGGTTTTTAATCCACGGAAGAAGACTATCATACAATGCTTCGAGTAACACGACATCTTGTATGTTATACGATTCCATGCGTTTCCAAGCATCTTTGTCTCCGTTCATGCATTTAACCCATAATTCAAAGCCTTCGTGATCAGCTTTCTTGCCTAGTCCTAACCTCTGCGAAACATAATCGAGTTTATTGCTAGGGAAACGAAACTGACTACGGACTGTACGAAGGAGATCGATTTGTTTATACGGTGCTGGCGGTGTGAATCCATGTAGTAGAAATTCCTTGTTAAGTGTTGGTATATCAAATTTAATACCGTTATAGTGAACTACAGCGTCTGCTTCATTAAGTAGTTTATGTATACCTGTGAGCATCTTCTTAGGCTTAGATTGATGGATAGAATCAAATATAATGTCTTCACTGCCTTGCCACTTAGCTGCATAGCAGAGTACCTGGGAAGACTCTATAATCTGACTCAATGAGATATTCTGATCCCACAAACCCCACACATACGCAGAGTTTGGAGATGACTCTATATCGAGCATCAGTATTTTCATTATTGTAGCTCTAATAATGGTGTGTACTCATCCGAATCAATATCACGTAGTCCAATGCGTTCAACAATATCATAGCCAAAGACAGAACTTAAGAAGCATAAGAAGTCATAAGTTACTTTTGGATGTGTAGAATCATATCCATATTGCTGACGATAAGTTACTTCTTTATTGAGTTTATCTCCTTCAGTCTCCTGAAATGTAAATTCATAAACGTGTTTAATTTCATCCATTTTTAGTTGCCCTTTCTAGTAAGTCTAAAAAATGATTCAAGTCCATAATCGCTAACGGAGATTTTTGATTAGCTTTAACAACTACTAATGGTTCTCCAGACTTATGTGCTTGTGCCTGTTCGTAAAACTTATAAACTGCTACTGTCTTTAACGATTTACATTCAATCGCATACGGTACTAGTTTATATGCTGCTTCGGATAGCTTAACGTCCACTCCTCCTGCTCCCATGCTTGTTGATACTACGTCCCTTAAAGAGAGTTGCGGAAACCTTTGGAGTATTCCGTCCCTTACCACTTGTTGAAGCCTTCTTCCCTTGGACTTGGCTGAGCTTGTTAACAATGTTTATTTCCTTTCGTTCTACTATCCACTTCTTAGGAATGTGCATTCTACAATTAGAGTTAGTAAAATCATCACCCAATGTGTTTGCTACACAGATTGCATCTTTTGTTTCATGTATTAAAAACCCTACTGTTAAACACGTATAAACATCTGCTTTGACATTATGTTCCCATCCTGAGTCTGCCATTGCGTCAACCCACACGATACTAACTATTTTGGAGGCATCCATAGTTCTCCTTCCGTCCTCTGTAACCACAATAATTGTCCATTCTCAAGGACTCGTTTTGTATCACCATCATAGGCTTTAAGAACAGTAGAATATAACTCTTCTTCAGTCTTACAGTCTTTAATGATCTTCTCAGCCTTAACTGGTCCGATTCCTTTGAGTCCAATGATGTTATCGACTCTATCACCTACAAGTATCTGTAGATAAAATGCTCTTAAACCTTCTTCTTCAGAAACAAAATACTTCTCTTTCTTACGATAGTTATAATGCCAACCACGTAACTGATTCAGGTCTTTATCGATATGTACCATCATTGTAGCACCCTCTGGGAGAGCATAAGCAGCGATGCCTACAGCGTCATCTGCTTCTATCCCTTCGGTGCAATGAAAGTGCCAACGCTTCTGTAAGTGCTCTCTAAGTGCTAGGTAATGCTCAGGCTTCTCAGAAATCCTTTGACCTTTATAAGGGGCTGTTACAGCGATGTCATTACGGTAATTCTTTTTACCAGTAATCCATCCTTCGTAACTATCAGCATCTACATCAACAAGGATTGCATGAAGAGCTTCATCGAGTCTCCATTTAGCCAAAGGCTCATCAATATCATTACTTGAGAAGCCAATGGCATAAACCAAAGAATCAGAGTCGATTAAAGCCTTACAGGACATCGTCTGTGATTGCTTCTGGGTCATAGGTGACTACACTCGTAACAACTAATTTCTTAATTGATGGAGCTTTGCCGTGCATAGTTGTCATCCGATGTTCGTAGGATGTCAAATCAGCAACAACCTTTGTACCGTTACCAACTTCATCAACATTTACTTCAGAACCATCTTTTGCAAGTGGCTTAAATAAGTATTGACTTTTAGCAACAATATAAGAACCCATTGTGTCTTTGTGCTTAATCTTAATACCAAGACTCTCTAACTTCTTTACATCTGTCGTACTAATGTTACCGATAGTACATTCATATTTTGTATTATCAGGGTTGAATTTTGTATTAAAGTTATTCATCCACTTTGACCAAAACAATTCACCTTCGATACGTACTGAATTACTGTTATTCATTTCATTTCCTTCACTAGGTTAGTTAAATTACTGCAATGTTATTGGACTGCCTACTACATCATCACCTTCTACTACAAATTCTAATGACTGCTCTAATAAGTCTATTGTATCATTACTTGACTGATTTGTAAACAACATTAAATCATCATTTACAATACCAATCATAATTAGTGGCTCAAAACCATCAGGTATGTTGGTCATGGTCTAAATGCCCTTTCTTCCATTGCCTTAACATAAACATTGACGTTTGTCAACTCTTTTGTTAATTGATCTAAGTATGCAATGATTGCTTCAGGAGATTCCCCTGCTCTGATCATCTCTACAATGGTTTGCTTGAGTCTGTTCATCAATGTGTTTCCTTCCAAGAGTTACCTACTTTGTATTCACCTGTCAAAGGACATCTCATGCTAAACTCAACTCCAGCAAGTTCAATCGCTTTAACTCCTAAACCACCTACAGCGTCTGCTTCTGATTCTTTAACTTCAACCTGCCATTCATCATGAACATTAGCTACAAACTTATAATCTATTTTAGCACGTTTTAAAGACTTATCGAGTATAACTAATGCTTGCTTCATTACGATAGCACCTGCGCCTTGCAATAACGTGTTGACCGCAGAATGCTCCGAGCGAATGTATATCTTACGTCCATCAAGACTCGGAAGTGCTCCTTCTTTAGCACTGATGCGACTAACTTTCTGCCGTAAGTGCATGAGTTTCGGTGTATTCTGTAAAAAATTATCAATGAGCTTTTGTCCTTCTTTCGCATTACCTCCAACAATCGTCCCGATCTTGGCAGCTCCTGCGCCATAGAGGAATGCATAAATAAACGTCTTAGCTTTGTTCCTTGCCTGTTCATGCCCTTGGTCTTTTTTATCCCTGATAGTTTCTTTTGAATAGAATCCGAGTGAAGTCGTATTCTTCCAGTGGATGTCGCCCTGTATAATTTCATGTGTATATTCATCGTCATTCATATAGTGTGCAAGCATCCTGAGTTCTAGTCCTGATGCATCTATGCCTACTAACTTATATCCTTTCTCAACAATCCAAAGATTCCTACATTCTTCTCCGTAGGGACTGCCACTATTAGGGACTTGTGCCATGTTCGGATTACGGTGTGTCATCCGTCCAGTTACAGCCCCATTAGTGATTACTCTACCATGTACTCTACCATCTTCTTTTAACTCATTTAACCATGAATCTATCTGAGCAATTCTTTTCTGTAGCATCAAATACTCTGCAATGGCTTTAGCTTCAGGTATAACGCTATCAGCAAGGATTACTTCATCTACAATAGGCTGACCTGTCTCAGTAAACTTTGACGGCTTCCAACCACGTTCTATAAGCCTCTCACCGATCTGTTTACGACTCCCAGGATTGAAAGGTGTAACAATATCTTTAAGAGGTTTATTCAGTTTACTAATACGATTAGACTCTACTCTCGCAGGAAAAATGACTTGCATTTCAACTTCAATAGCATCCAACTTAGTTTTAAGTTCAGATAAAAGCTGCAAAGCATTCCTCTGATCGAGTTTAAAACCATTGACTTCTTGTTTTGTAATAATCGCTTGTACATTGTGCTCAAGTTCAATACTCCTTTGTGAGAACCCTTTAGAGTTCAGTTCTTTAATTAAATGATCATACAGTTTAGCAGTTACTAAAGTATCTTGCACACAGTAAGTAATCATCTCCTCAGTTAAACCACCATCCCAATCTTTGAAGTCTCCTTTAGGAAAACCTAAGCGAGTACCCCATGCATCTAAACTATGACCTCCTTCTAGGCTTGGACTCAGGAGTCTGCTGAGAACGAGCGTGTCTGACACTTGGCTCAATCTCATCGTGACGTTCCATACTTTCCTGAGTATCTGAGCATCGAAGTTTATTCCGTTTTGCATGATAATCAAATCGCAATTGTCCAAATACTTTTGTAATCCACTTGCTGCTTTCCATACAATCACCTCATCAGTATCCATATCACGAGTAACACAACACCATATAACATCGTGTGTGCTTGTCGTTTCAATGTCTAGAACAATCTTCATTTAATAGTTTTCTTCCCTTGCTAAAGGACTTCCAGCGTGAGGAAGTACACGTCTAGAACCATCGGTAACCTTCTTTAAAAATTCAATATCTTCCCACAATGTATAAAGAGGTGCTTGATTCGTTTCATAGTCTAATACAATAGGTTCTATAAAATATCCTATTGGATCTACACTATAACTAACGTTACGTATAAAATAATCTGAAAACCAATAACGTTTCTTATTATGTACAAAATCAGCCTTCTTAGGTTTTTTTCTAGTAGCCATTGTATGCTTATTTTAAGTTCATTAATAAACCGATTTGTGCAAACGCATAACCACTCCAGATAATAGCATTAGAAGTAGCACCTTTAAAGAATTGTAACACACCTACAGTTAAGTAACCGAGTCCTGTAAGTGCAACAATATAATATTCAATCCTGTCCAATTGGCTCGTCCTCCTTCAACATATCATCAGTAACAGCACTCTCAGACGTTGCTAAACCACGCTTAAGAACAGAGAGAATACCTTCACCGATAAGAAATTCTTTTGTAGCTGCATCCATGTCTACTGTAATGATAGCAGAACCATCTTCACACTCTTTAATAATCTTTACATCTAATTGCATATCCCTAGTCATTTTGATTTACCTTTCTTGGTTGATTTAACTACCTCTTTTAACTCTTCACGATGTAGTGCAAATAAGTTACTAACCTCTAATTCTAACGCTCCTACTAACGGCTCTAACGAATCATAAACTGACCAGAGTACCGCACTACTTTCACCTGTTTCATGCTCTGCTGCCATTGATAAAACACTTCGTAAGTTATTGATTTTATACGATATATTCTCAATGTTATAACCTATGTCTGCGTGATCACTCATGTACTTCTCCTTGTTTAAACTGATCTTCAAGTAAATCTGAAACAGATATTTTCATTGTTCCAAGTTCCTTCTCTTCCATTTGATTTTTTAATCGATGAAACACACTAGCAGTAAAAGAACTCATGCCTCTAGAGTTTTTATAACAAGTATATACACTACCAGAATGATTATGAATATCATAATGTTTATCATGGTGTACTACTTTAGTAATACCTGAGCTAAACCTCCACTCATCTGACCCTGTATAACCACCGTACCAACTACCGAGCACCTTGTAAAGTATCTCACCATCTTTGGTGTGTACTTCAACTACAACCCATTTATCAGGTGTGTATTCACTCGACATGATCAGTTCTCCATTGTTGTTACTAAAATTTGATTTTCCATGCGTTATTTTATCCTTTTGTTTAAAATATTATCGATATTTACACTTTTAGTGTACTTTTTAGTAATATTTTACACTCTTTTTCTCTTTTTGCTGACGAACAACAACATTGACTAGGTATTCTGTGGCATTTGCTACAAAAAATATTTTGGTTCATTTCTCCCTCGCCTTCATCATAATGTCAGCCAGCTTGTAGGATGTTTTAAATGTCTCTAACGCATCAAACCCTCGACCTTCTACAATTAACTTTAATTGATTGGTAGCAAATTGGATAGCAAAGTAATCTCTTAAATCCATACCGCTATTCTCTTTAACACCAATTACATCGTTCCTGTAAATCGGCTCAGTGCTTGGAAATGCTTTCATTAGTCTATCCTATGATAAGAGTGTTGATTGTTTTTAATCATGTGTGCTATTAGTTCATCTATTGTTTCAAAGAATTGCATAAAGTGTCTTCCTTCTCGTGTATAAATATTAAAGGTCATCTATCGTTCTTTGCCAGTTTAGCTTCAGAACATAAGGCTGCATACTTATGAGGTAAATCAGGATGCCAACCACCAATCAAGGCATCACAGTGAAACTTGTACTCCTTCTTACCAATCTCTGTAGCAAAGATTATAAACCCACAAAGAATGATACCAATACCAACTAGTAATAGAAATTCGTTATGTTTCATAGTACGTCCCTTATCTCTTGTAAACGTCCAGTAGCATCATCATAGAATAAACTACACGCAGGTCCAGTATAGCCAGTGTAACGTGATTTCAACACTCTAACATGAGTTGTGTTACGTTCACGAATGTCAGGTGCTTGACTGTTACGCTCTGCTCCGATAACTGCGTCTGCTAACTGCCCAATA